CTTACGCCCGCACCACCACCACTAACATTAAGGCTAGTTAGGTCTACTTCAGGCACATAACCTTTAAGGAAGACCGCGGAAGTAGTTACTTTTGTACGACCAAAGTCATATACTACTTTAGGATGCTTCTCACTTTCAGCAGTATGACCGCCAGTAAAGATAATGTGAGAAGCATTAAGCTCAAACAAGTTTTCAAAACGTTGTTCTGCGATAGCTAACTTGTCGCGGATGTTAGCAATTTCATTAGCTGCTACATTAACAGTACCAATAGCATCACCAATTCTACGAGTAGAAATCTCTTCATAGTCTGGGGAGTTTAAACCCTCTTTAGCATAACTAAAGGAAAGCTCTTGGTGTCCATAATCAGGTAACATGATAGGGGTGGCATCGACATCAGGCGATACGTTCATACCCATCACATTCTTAACTGCAAACTCTTTATCAAAGTTAACCGTTTTAGCTTCAGAAGTCCTTACATCAGTAAAGAAAGTCTGTAGCCAGTTAGGTCTAATTGTTTTGTTTGCAGGAATAACACCACTAAGTAACTTAGCAGTGCTATAAGGTGACATAAATTCTAAAGCCATTACGCAGTCTCCCCAGCAGATAAGAAACCTAACTCAGCAAAGCCAGAACCATCTACAAATTTTTGTTTAAGTAAGTCTGAAGCAGCAGTAGTTCCAGAAGCTCCAGTGTCATAAGCTGTAACAGCTATAGTTGTTCCATCAGCTAAATCAATAGTATCTGTAGCAATATCTACTTTCCAGACTAAAGCTTCTTGCCAGAAACTTGCTTTAGTAAAAGCACTTGCTTTAACATCCCCACCAGTAGCATCGACATCAAAGCAAGTAACCCCAGAGATAGTCTGTAGGCCCAAACTTGAATAAGCAACATCTTTACCGTCTGAATCTGTTTCTAAGAAGCTAAAAGCTTTTAAGACTTCCCCAGATTTAACAGTTACGGTTTTAGTAAACCGCTCAGTTGCTCTAAAGAAAGTTTTGTCCTGGACGTTATCAGCATAAGCATCAAAACCCCCACTCTTTTGGTTAGTGTAACTCATATTATGCTACCTCCCATTTAACAGCATCACCAGTAGATGGTTTAGCCAATTCAGCGTCTAAACCTTCCATAAAAGACTTTTCGCCCGTTGGTGCTAAAACTTCTGGATTAATAGAAGGAGTAAGACCAGCTTCAGTCTTTACAGGGTTAGCTTTCTGAACAGCCTCAGCTACAGCTTCAAACAAGCCTAAAGCGGCTTCCGAAGTAGCTCCACTTTTAATCTGTTTAATAGCCAGCTCACTATCCATAGCCAATGTTTTAGCGGATTCTAGGATAGCTAAGATTCTAGTTTGTTCGCCACTAGCCCCTTTAGCTCCTAATGTTTCTTGATTTGCCTTTACAGTAGCTAGTTCAGCGGAAAGTTCCGCTGCCTTAGCCAAGGCTTCTTCTAATGTCATAGTAGTTCCTACTTTAGTTAGTTTAGGTGTTGTTTTTGTTGCTAGTGTATCTGATTTAACTTCTAAAGTAGGAGTTAAACTATTAGCACCAAAGAGAACACAACTATTCTCTATGATGTCTATTTCTTTAACAAGCCAGAAGTAGCCTCTTTTGTCTACTAGTTCCTTGTTTAATATCTTAGGGTAAGCTTCATCCCAGGCAGCTTTCTCTTTCTCATCATCTTCCTGCTTAGAGTCTAAAGCTAATTTAATATCTAAGTACCTTAACCCTATAGAATGCTGGTTAATCTTACCATTCTTATAGAACTTAAATACATCCTCATTATAGTCTTTCCTTACGGTAGACTCCATAATAAGGGCAGTAGTAGTAGCAGAACCTTCAAAACCTAGGTCTTTAGCATCTAACTTAGTTGTATATACTTTGGTTACGTCCCCTACATGCGCCACTGAACTTTGCTTATGGTCAGCTATATGAGGTATATTTGCCCCTTTAGCTGCAACAGAGTTAGCATAACAGTCTGAAGTTAATACATCCATATGACTATCACATAGCCAAGCTGTATTACAAACTATCTTTACATCTAGTGTATCTTTATCTACTGATTTAGAAGGTTCAGCAGCTTTGCCTTTAGCTTCCTTTGTAGGCTTTCCTACATTATAAGCTAAAGAGTCCGTATACTTTACTTTAGCCGCTTTATCTTTAATTAAAGCTTCTCTATCTTCTTTAGATAGTTTAAGTAACTCTTCTTTTGTTAATGAATCTAGGGACATAAAATTCTCCAATGTTCTTGCTATTTTCGCATATATTGTATAAGTATGTCAATACTTATTCTGAACTATTTGCATTTGCTTCGTTGTTGGTTACTTGCTTACCTGCATCGGGAACAGCACCTATTAAGTGACCTAAGCCTAAACTCTCTAATACAGCCATGCTTTCTTCAATCTCTTCTATAGTTAAGTGTCTTTCATCTAACACTCTCTGAATAGTAGTAGCTCCCATAGATAAGTCTAGTAAATTACTCTGACTATCTTTTAAATCGTCTACACCATACCATCTAGGCAATTGCTAGGATGCTTTAGCAGTAGAGACATCAAACCGTAAGGCCGCAAGTTCTTTAAACCTGTCTGTTACTTTGGCAAGTCCTAAAGGTATAGTTCTAAAATGATGAAGGTAGGTTAAAGCACTTCTAAGCTCAATAGCTATAGCTCTTAAAGAACTAAAGTCTAAGCCGTTAGTATCCCCAGTCAGGCTATGGTAAGGTAGATTGATTGAACTAGCTATCTTCTCTAACTGGGTTTTAATCAGTATAGGTAAGTTAGCCCCTATGTCCGTCCCTTGGGAGAAATGAATCTTCTCTCCTTTCTGCATATACTGTGTACCGCCCCCAGCAGCATTAGTTATTACTTTATCCGAACCATCCTTATCTTCGGTTACTGTTGCAACACCTACAGGAGTCATAGCTAAAGGATTAGTGTTCTCTATAATCCAAGAGATAGCTTGAGCTGATTTCTGTTTAGCTATTGTAGCATCCGATAGCTCATCTATCTCATATAGCGTAACAAGTACGGAAGCTAGTTCTGGAATACCTAACCATTGTCCTGGGCTAGTTCTATCAAAGATATGTATGATTTCATCGGCCGGAACAATAGTATGTTTAAAGGGGTTCTCTGAACCAAACCAGTTCTGCTCATACAGACCTTCTCTAAAGTAGTATGCTTCTGGCTTAGAGTCTTTAAACTTAATGCCTGTACTTATGTTATCCTGTTCAGATGTACCATTAAATAGTACATCGTGCATCTCAGCAGGTATAGCCTGTAGCTTTAAAGGAACTCTATTAGGGTTATCTGTTACTCTAACAAGTTGTCTAGTATAAGAGTTACCTGCTTGGAAGACTCCGTTATGCCAACCCGATTCTGTGTTATGTATAGTCCCATAACCATCTAAGTTAGGGTTCTTCGCAAACTCTTCCCATAGTTCCTGCATAAGTTCATGGGTAGTTCCGTCTTCTGCCTTCCAGTTTACCTTTACAGCTCCTAAGGCTAGAGTCTTTTTAGACTGAGCTGCTTTAGCCGTGCCATTGTTTCGTAAAGCGTGGGCAGATCGCATCTGTAGATTAAGTAGCTCTCTAGCTGCTAGGGTATCTGGAGAACCAGCTAGTAGCCCTCGCTGCCCAGACTTATAAGACTCACTTGCGCCTTCAAAGGCTATTTGACCTAACCTATTATTGGAATAGATAGCATCTAGTTCTTCTTGTGTTGGCATATTAATTACCTGTCAGTAGTTGGGCGGCATGGGTTATAAAAGAAGCTACAAATAGACTTACACTTATAGTAATAACCAGTATATAAGGTTCTTTCATTAGTATATATCCTTACTAACTACTAAAGGTATAGTGGCATGAGTTCTAAAAATAGGTACAGACTCTTCTAAGGTATCTATTATAGCAAGAAGTTCATCCCTATGTTGTTTTAAATTGTCTAAAGTTAGCTCAGAGAACACATAAAGCCTAGCAAAGGTTCCTGAACCTACGCGTAATTGGTTTATTCGTTTACCTGAGATAAGTGCTTCTATTGCCGCATTAACTGTTTCCAATTGTGCTTCTGCTTCTACTAAAGTCATTGTCGCCATCTAACTACTCCAAGAGATAATGAATAATCCGATTAAAGCTACTAAAAGAATAGCCCCTGTTGCTAAAGCCATACCAATTTGCTCTACTATCGTTACTTCTCTTCTAATCATATAAGTACCTTTCTATTGCTTGCCAGTGGCTATGTGTGTAATTCCTAATACCTATAGCGTAACTAGCATGTAGTGCATTCTTCTCTGCATCCATAGCTTCTTTACGTTTACCAGCTATTAGTTTAAATACTGCTTTATTATAGGAACTATTCGAGTCTAGTATCTTCCGACAACTAGTCATTTGTTCCTCATACTGCCCATAAGACTGTTCGTTGAAGTAGTACATATTACTTCTAGCATCTTTATTTAGGTTCAACGCTACTCGTTTAAGTATTTCTTCATGCGCTCTATGCGCTCCCAGTATAAATAGGTTAACCCCCATTGTCTCCGCTAAAGACTTCCTTATGTTAGCATTGGAATTAGCTTCTACTTTAGTCGGTTCTCTATATATCTCATTATCCGACCAGCGTAAGTCCCTAACACCTTTAGTTGCAAAGACCTGTGGGTTATACTGTTGCATTGCCAGAACCCATCTATAAGCTAGTTCTGTATTATCCCCAGTGTCTATAGAAACAGCCGCTACCTTCAGGAACTTCCCAGAAGCATGGGGTATTTCAGCATGGACTACCTTATCAGCTAGTTCTGACCATACTTGGTCGTCTTGGTCTAGTACATTGCCGAAGATTTCTTCCCACTTAACAAGCCAAGAGTTGTTGTTCCTTCCCCAAGCTCGGATTACATAGGCAAACCTATTATCCTGAATATCTATACCTGCTGTTAAAACTAGTCCTTCCATAGGAACAGTTCCTTCTGTATAGTTCTTCCGAAGTAGTTGCATCTCTTCAGACTCTAAACTAGAGATGCCAGAAGAGAAGGGTAAACCATCTGTATTATTAACTAGAGACTTAATTAGACTCTCATTGCCCTTAGCTAGTTCCACGTCTGCAAGTATCTTCTTTTTTGCTAAGTCTATAAAGGTAGAAGAAGACAAAGTAGATAGAAGTTCAGGAAGGTGGAACCCAAATATCTCTTCTATTTCCGGTCTAACAGGATGCCAGCCTTTACTAAACTTACCTGTAAAGTCCGTAAAGCCAAATGCTTTCCCTGCCTCGATGTTTCTATTCTTATCTTCAAAAGACCAAAGACCTGTACAGCTTGGGCATTCATAGTACGCAGATAAAGGGTTACTCTTTCCATAGACCTCATCTATATGCCTATCCTGATAGTCGTCATACTTCAAGTTCTTTAGGGATAGTTCAACTAAGTCTTGGCAATGGTGGCATTCTGCTTTAAATACCATCTTGTTAGATAGTTTAAAACCAGCTTCTACCCTACAAAAGTCCTTATTAGTCGGGGTTCCGCCATAAAGCAACTTCTTCTGCCCTATAGGGAAGGTCTTCTGCCTAGACATGACATTAGCAAAGGTATCCCCCTGGCCCGCAACATCATCTTTAACATCTGAAGGTTCTTCTACAAGTATCCAAGGTATAGAACTAGACTTAGAAGATGAAATAGCTCCTAAAGTAACTAGTTTTAAGAAACCACTAGGATACTTAAAGTAACTAAAGCTTTCTTTAGCCACCCCTATATTAATTATGTTCCGTAAGACCCTTGTTCCAGTAAAGAAAGGTTTAAGCTTCTCTCTGGAGTAGACCTTAGCGGACTCTAGCCCAGCAAAACATAACTGGGCTTTCATAGGTGTCGTATGAATCATCCGACCTAGGACATTGTTTACTAGTTCAGACCAACCTATCTGGCTGCCTTTCATAGTAACAATAGTATAAATTAATCTATTATCACAACAATCATAGACATACTCTAAGGCCGGAACCTTATTACAGTCAAACTTACCTACATGTGTAGACTCTTCTGAAGATAAAACTCTATAGGTTTCTGCCCATTCAATAGTAGAAATCCGTATAGCTGGTTTAAAAGCAGATAGAAGAAGACCTATGAACTTTCTCTCTGTAAAGTTAGAGAACTTTCTTGTAATAACCGAACTCATAGGATAGGTTCTGGCAAAGAGTCTATATCTATTTCAGTATAGTCAACCTCTCTCTTCATAATAGCTTCTAGGAAGTTATCTGCATCAAAACTAGCTTGGCTTACTAAAGATTCGCCTAGAGAATATAAGCTCTCCATACAAACATCTACTGCACCTTCTGCTTCTTTAGAAGTTAAGGCTAAAGTAAGCAAAGTCTGGCGTATGCTTAGAACCATAGGCTCACACAGCTCAACCATAGCTTCTGTAGAAATATAACCCCCTCGCTCTATCTCAGCCTTTACCCAAAGCTGCTGTTCCCGCGCTATACCTAATCTTATATCCTGTTTAGCCTTAGCCGCAAGTAAAGGAGGTAGTCCATCGTCTCCGAAGCTCTCAGAACTTCTATTCCTACTTTGTTCCTTCTTGGCCTCCCTAGCTGCTTCTTCTGAAATTAACTTAGCCCTAAGCTTACTTTCGTTAAACTTAGTATCTTCTACTAGTTTAGCTTCTTTAAGCTTCTGCTCTCCCTCTTGTTTAACTAACTTTAATTCTGTATTCTTTATATGGTACTGTCTACTAAACTGGATACACTCTCTATAAGAGTGGTCTATCACTGGAGAAGGTAGTTTGCCCGCTTGTACGTCTTGGTAGATGAGACTTACATTACATCCAAAGATACTTGCTAGTATGGCTGGACTTACCTTCCCGTCTAGGTCGATAACTGATTCTTTAGTCTTTAGCATTTAGCCCCCTAAGTTGCTGTTTTCTATAGAATTTCTTAAAGTAAACTTATATTTGAATCTAAACCTTATATAAGTTATAATGGAAGCCAGTATACCATAAGTAAAAATACTTAACAACTGCACAGAGTCAGTAAATACAGGCTACTCTAGGAGGCTATTCCTTATATATGTTTAATAATGCACATAAGCAATTATTGGCTATAAAAACTCACTTTGCTAAATGCGATGCTAGAGAAACTAGAGCCTTAATTGTAGAAGCTCAACTAACTACGCAGCTAGAAGAACTAACCTCTTTCTTTAAGGAGCACTCCCTAAGGGAAGATGGTCGGCTTAAAGAGATGATGCATAAAGACGACCAACTATATAAAGAGAACTTAACTGTTCTGGAAAAGATCAAAGACGACATACAGGGCATTAAGGTGGACTTAGCTTCCCAGCCTAAAGATGTTGCTTTTCTACTACTTAAACAACAAGAAGACATAAACAGACACTCTGATAATACTTTTGCTACTAAAACAGAGGTTACAGGGGGTCTAGGCAGTATAAGAAAACAAGCTAAATTTGCTTGGTCGATAGTTCTACTAGGTATAATAGCCTTTGGCTGGGTAGTAGATAAACTAATACAACTAAAACCCTTAATTGTAGGGTAACTTAACTTAATAGGTAAGACAAATGGCAAGTAACGTATACCCAAAGTGGAAAAACAAATTACTACAAAATGATGCAGATAGTGCATTAAACAGTGCTGAAGGGGCCACAGGTGTTTATGTAGCTTTAGTTAACACAGCAGTTTATACATATGACACGGCCCACGACTTCTACAATGATATTACAGGGGTGCTTGCAGATGAAGTAGAGATTCTAACTAAAACCCAAGTAGATAGTACTTTCGATGGTGATGATGTTACCTTTACAGCCGTAGCTAATACAGGAGTAACTGGTAATGCTCTAGTTCTATATCGTAAAAATGCTGGAGCTAACACTACTTGGCCTGTTATAGTATTCCTAGATGATGGAGACGTAACTAATCTACCTGTAACACCAAATGGTGGTGACATTACTGTTGCTTGGAATGCTTCAGGTATCTTTACTCTATAATAGGAGTTAGTATGTTAATAGTAGACTCTATTATAACTAGTAAACGCCCTTTTAGTACCTCAGGGCTAAAGATACTGGAAAAACATACTGATAAGTATGGGACTTCATATAGACTATCTTTTATAGTGGCTGCGGACGCTGATCTAGCTATGGGTTTACTTGCCCATGCTGAAGTACTTGCTGCTTCTTTAACTAGACGAGAGCAGGAACGGTATATAGCTGAAGTCTCTAAAGGCAACAATCCTTTCTTACAAGAAGCACTATTTAATACCGATAATGAGCTAAGAGTAATTATCTTAAAATACTTCTTAACTCTGGAAGACCCAACAGGTTTGGTTACAGCTGTTCCTTTACTAGCAATATTAACGGATGAAGAACTTATAGCTTTATTAGTTATAGACCAAGTAAGGGTTGACGAGATTCGGGCTAGAGCTTTAGATGTTTCCAACCTATCCACTAGCATATCTAACTATATCCCACCCCTAGAGGCTAACTAATGGCTAATTTCTACTATGTTAAAGCAGGGGGTTTAGCTGTAGGCGATGCAGGAAGAGTCGCCAATATTCCTAGAGTAACCTCTTTCGATGTAATGACTACAGCAAATTATTATGACAGCCTTAAAGATGTTTTTTTAAACTCTGTACCGACTATAGACCCGGCTCCTGGAGATATTATATGTGTATCCCATTTACATAATAAAGGATACAGTGGGGGTAATACTACCCTAGGTATATCAGATAAGGTATCCTTATATAGCGTAGATGATGCAGCAGCAGATAGTTATAAAAAGGGAGCCTATGAAGCTGTAACATCTTTGCATAGTCTATACTTAACTTCTATAGCCTACACCTCTATTTATTCTAAAGGAATAGACTATAAGTCGGGTGATAGACTATATTTAAGTCACGCGGTAAATGTGTATACTTTCTTAGAAGATTGTACTCTTACCCTGATAGGAACTAGCTCTGGAGATTTTATATATACGGGTACTTTTGACGGTGCTTGGGCTCTTCTTAAAAATGTGGATATTTCTCTAGCTGTTTCGGGACAGTCTATAAATGGAGAAGGAAATTTTAAATGGGTAGGTGGTTCTTTAATAGGTGCTTGCACTTACCTATTTGAAACAGGCGGGGACGCTATGGGGCAGATATACTTAGAGGACTTAGATCTGACTAGTATAATCGCTGCAATCTCCACTGTGGGAGACGCTAACGGAGCAGATGATTTTAACATAGAGGTAAATAGAGTATTGCTTGGCCCTGGGGCTAAGTTAGACAACACTGTTTGGACTAATAATACTGGAAAGATTCATGGTTCTTCTATAAGTTTAAACAATCCTGATTACAGTGACTACTTTGAGTACAAAGACTATGCTGGATTTGTTTCTCAAGATACAGCTACTTATAGAGGCGCAGGCTCTCAGGACAAAGATGGGAATGGTTTTAGTGCCCACTTCCTAGAGAATGGGGGTAATATTGGTATAGTTAGACCTTTACGGTTCCTATTAGCTTCTTTTTGGGTAGATACAACCGATTACGTTGATAATGTAAACTTTACAGTAAGTTTCTGTTTAGAAAATAATGTAGAAATACCAACTACATTAGATGCGTCACAGCTCTATCTTGATATAGAACATTCTGATGGTGCAGCTAATGCTTTAGGGGCTACAGTAACGGATCATAAAGACCTATTCTCTACTCCGGCCACACATACAGTAACTACCGGAGAGTGGACTTCCGCAGCCGCTAACACTAAACAAATGAATACTACAATTACAGTAGACATAGGTACGTTAGCTGGTGAAATTGCAACTGGGGTTGTTAGAGTGTATGCAAACCTAGCAATAGACACGACAGACCTAGAAGCAGATAACCTGTTATTTGTTTGTCGTAAAGTGGATGTAAGCTAATGGCGGGCAGGTTAGTACCTGGCTTAGGTTGGGTAGAAGATGGAGGTTCCAGTAAAAGCATACTCTACCCTGGAGGCTATTACCAAGAAGCTACTGTAACTGGTGGAGTAACGATCTTACCAAGTAAGTTTGATAATCTTAGTAGTTTCTTTACATCTCAAGTAACTGTAGGAACTGTTACTGTAGAACCAAGCCTAGTAACTAATAATTCTAGTTTCTTTCAAGCAAGTGTTAGTCAAGGCGGTGGTTTACAAACCTTATCACCCAACCTAGTTGCAAACTCTAACAGCTTCTACCAGCATAGTGTTTCTGCAAGTAACTTACTAGAGCCTAGTTTATATGTAAACACAAACAGTTACTTACAAGCTTCTATATCCGCAAGTATATCCGTAGAGCCTAGCTTATTTACCAATCTAAATAATTTCTTCCAAACTAGTGTTTCTGCAACTATAGAGGTTTCTCCGCAGGTAGTTACAAACGACTCTGTAATTTACAATGCTATACTTACCCAAGCTGGGGGCGCACAGACTCTTGTACCGACTTTAGTTGTTAACTCGAGTAGTTTCTACCAAGGGGAAGTCTCTGTTGGTACTGTTACGCTGGAACCTTCATTACTTACTAATGTTTCGGACTTCTTACAAGCTAATGTAACTACTTCAATTGATCTGTCCCCTAGTTTAGTAACTAACTCAAGTAGTTTCTACCTACATGAAGCAACTTTAGGGGCTATAACACTATTACCTAGTCTGGTTGTTAATGCAAACGACTTCTACCAAGCTGAAATAGTTGGCGGAACCGTTACAATAAGCCCAGACTTACTTGTTAATACTAATAACTTCCATCAAGCAAATGTATCTGTAGGAAGTGTAACATTAGAACCTAGCTTATATACAAACCAACCTATTTTCTATACGCATCAGGTTGATTTTGGGACTACGTTACGAGCTTCTTTAATAGTTAATGCAAGTAGTTTCCATCAGGCAGAAATAAGTACCTTTATAGGGCTTTCTCCTGTAAAATTAGATAATAATAGCGTATTCCCCCAAGCTTCTGTTACTTTAGAAGGCGATATTGTCCTTTCTCCAGTAACTTATATAAATACTAATACTATATATACAGCCTCTTTAGTCGTAACTACCGGCCCATTTAGAGGGGAAATAAAGGCTATTTTGCAAGCAGACTATAAAGTAATACTACAACAAGACTATAAGGTAATCCTATGAGTTGCAACACCCATATAAGTAGAACAGAAGCAGATACAAAGAGACTCATCTTTCAAATAGTAAGTAAAATTGCTCCAACTGGGGAAAATATAGCTGCTTGGACTAACTTTAGCCTAACTATTAATCCTTTAGAGTTCCCTACAGACAATACTGGAAATGTAGATACACTTATAGGAGTTATTATTGAAGCTGAGAAAGGGAGAGTGTACTTTGTACCCACAGGAACTATAGTTACGGGAAATTACTTCTATAACGCTAGAGGGACTGACGAGAATGGTGAAGTAGTTACTTTTGCTAAAGGTAAGTACAATATAGCAGAGAAAATAGCAGCTTAGGGAAAGATTTGTTGTTTGGTTAAGTAGGAAATATACCTAACCAAACAACTTTCTAGTTAATATTTAAGTTCAGCTAGTCTTTCCTCTAGCTCTATTTGCATCTCGGGGTCGCAACAGGCATAAGCAAGATCTTTTAAACTGTTGTAAGCTTTCCGTAACTCATCCAACTGACTATCTAGTTCTTCAGTTTCTAAAGTTTCTTTTACATATATGTATTTTGGCGGTGTCGAGCAACCAAAGGACTCGCCAGGAAGGTAGGCAGACCTAGAACAACCATAGTCAGCTTCCGCCTCGTAAAAGAAACAACCAATACAGTCCTTCTGCTCAGGAACTACTGTAAGTGTAACTTCTTTTAACCCTATTACATCACCTATCTGTGTCATTAATAAATCCTCTCTGAAGGGGGTTGTTCCTTAAAGCTAACATAGGTATACCTTGGTGGGTAAGAGAACTTATAAGTACCCTGCCACGTAGACTCTTAGGTATAGTTATATCATGTTCCTCGGCATACTCTTTAGATATATATAGATAGTCTACATCAGGGTCAAAACCATTATCAGAAAGAAGCTTCCTAAATGGCGCTTCTTCCTCTGCTACCTGTTCGTTAATCAACTTTGTTAGTGTCTCCAAAGTAAAGCTCTCATAAAATCTTCCTTTAGAAGCAGTACCTTCTGTAGTTTCCAGTATCTGTTTATAAGGTAAAGACATCAGATATACCTCCCACAAGCCCAATATTGTTCTCCATATCTAAGCTAGCCCTCTCTGTAGGCGTAACTACTAGTAGATAACAACCAACAAAAAGAATAACTAGTATAACAAACTCCACTAAACGACATTCATCTTTCATAAGAACCTCCCACCTAAACCGAGTATACCACTAATAACCAACAAACTTGACCAACCTATCGTTGCCGTAACTATGCCTAAACTATATATTGTAACCATAAAACCTCCTAAAAACACCATGAATAATGTAATACCTAAAATTATTTCACCTGAGTAGTCTTTCCTGTAAACTCTTCGATACCTTTTCCGCACTCCGTAATACCTTTAAGTTGCTTAAATAACATCTACTTATCTTTTTCCCATTGTTTGCCTTTCTTACGATACTTCCAGCTTCTTAAATAGCCCCTTTCAGGAACTTCCCACGCAGCTAGAGTCTCCAGTACTTCTTCTACACTCTTTCTGCGAAGCCTAGGTTCTCTAGTGTCATAAATTACCCTATCTTGCCTAAGCAGCCGGTAGCTTTGTAACCTCTTATGATTATGTACTCTATATTTAGGGTTACAGCCACTATGTAGAAGCTCTTGCGAAACCTTCTCAAATCTATTATGCTTCATCAGCCTACCTTACCCACTTTCTGCCCCCTTCAACCAGAACCTCTATAACCTGCCACCTACCTCCCTCGAACTTCCCCCCATCAACAACAACTAACTTCTTTAACTCCTTCTCCCTAGAGCTTTGGTTGCTATGACCTATTCTTTCTCTGATTACTTCCTTATAAGCTTTCATTATAGAGGCTTTAGAGGTAAAGAGAGTCCCAACAACTACCTTTTCACGAGCTGCTTCTGCTATTTCCTGTTGCTTCAGGTGTTCCAGCCTATCCACTTCCGCGACTCTCTGCAACTCCATCTTTTCCAGCTTCGTGACTTCTGCTTTAGCCGCCAATTTAGCCTTTAATCTAACCTCTACCTTCTCCCTATAAGCAAGTTCGTCCTCTCTGGTGTAACCCTCGAGGTTGATAAGTCCGTCTACGTATAGTTGCACTAGCCTACCCTTACCATACCAACCGATTCCACCCACTTTTCGAGTAAAGCATTCAGGATATTCTAGTTCTAACTCAACTACCTTCTCCTGCAAAAGCCTGTTTACTTCTTCTATGTCTATTTGGTGTCCTTTATACTCTTGGTATATCTCCCTAACGTACTTTCTAAAAATAGGACTTACTAAATCTCGCCAACCAGAGGTACTATAGTCTTTCTGTAGGACTTTACTCTGCCAACCTATTTGACCAAGTTCTTTACCCGATACCCAGTAGAACAAAGGATTGTTAATATCTGCCATAACTAAACCACCCGTGTGAAGATAACATTATTGCCTTTAACTTTAGCAACTAAACTAATGCCTAGTAACCTAGTTATCTCGGCAAGTGTAGGTTTAATATACTTCCTAGTTACATTCTTCCACTCGTCATAGTATTTTTCTGTAGCAGAAAGGGTTTCCTTTACCTCCAGTTTAGGCAGGACTATCTTATACCCTTCTATCTCTTTGTCTAGCTTCCACATATGCTTCTCTAAAAGAACATATAGCGCGTACCGACTGTGGCTAGAAGTAGCTGCCATCTGAACACAAGGGAACATAAACTTGCTTGCTTCCATCTGACCACTTACAAGAGGTATGAAGTCCGGGTTCCAGTAGATAGCTAGACTTTGCAGACTGTCGAAGTACTTAACCTCATGAACTATGCTGGTATAGATGCCACTTCCATCAGGTAATGTTATGTCTAAAGGAGTATCCCGTAGCTTCTTAGCACTAGCTACTGCTTTAGTATAGGCTTCGTGCCTTCGTCCTTGTAACCCGCTTAGTTCGGCAAACTTAACTAAGTCTACATGATATTGCTTCTTCCTATTGAATAAAACTCCTTGGTTAACCCCCACCAACGTACAATTCACCAACCGACTATCCCACAACTCCATCTGCACAATAGTACCTATAGTATTATGATGTAATTTAATAGCTTGCATCTACTCCGACCTCTCAATT